AAAAGAAAAAACCGGTACGCCTCAATAAAAGTATTGAAGGTAAGTATATGGGTGATGAGCCTGATTGGTTTGGGTCCGAAAATTGGACACCAGAACAAATCCACCGCGAAAAAACGCGAGGAATGAACTGGTATAATTATTTTAATTCCGCAAAGGAGCTGAAAAAAGATCTTTATCTTTGGATGAAGCAGAGCGAATTCCCAGCAGACGATATCAAAGCGGCACGGGCCGTCCCTGATAACCGTTTGAATCCTGTTGTCATGTGTATTGCTAGGATGTTGAACAACGGCATGCCTGATTCTGAAAGTGCTTGGATGCGTGACAAGCTTGCTGAGATGCTTGAAGAAGGTCGAGCAAAGCTCAAAGCAACTGCTAAGACTGAAAAGAAAGCTAAGAATGCTTACGTTCCTAGCATTCAAGACCGTATGAAAGAACAACTGTCAGAGTTTATTGGTGAAATCGATTCATGGGAAGACAATTTTTTCGCAGATACGAAATCTGATATTCCGAAATTATTCGAATGGTTGAAATCCAAGAACGTTGCTCAAGTTCACATCAAAAAAATCAAGGACTACTACCAGCCTAAATTAGACGAAATGAATGAATTGGCTAAAGGAACTGATATTGAACTTGCGGAAGGGTTTAAGTTCTTGAAGAAAGTTGATGTGAAGCGTGTGATTGGATTTTATGATTCTCTGATGCATGATTTGGATGCGTATGCGAACCTTAAGAAAGTGACTCGTAAAATCCGTACTAAGAAAGCCCCTACGGCAATCAAATTGGTTGCTAAATTGAAGTTCAAAACTGAAGATAAGGACCTTAAGTTGATCAGCATCCGCCCAACTGATATCGTTGGATCGCGAATGCTTTGGTTGTACAACTGTAAGACCCGTAAACTGTTTGAAGTTCATGCTGATGAAGGATGTGGTCAGCTAACCGTCAAAGGAACTACGATCATTGGTTACGATGAACAGAAGTCATTCGGCAAAACTATCCGTAAGCCTGAAGAAAAGTTGAAAGAGTTCAGTAAATGTGGCAAGGTTAAATTGCGCTCGTTTATGGCAGACATCAACGCTGTCTCGATCAAGTTCAACGGACGTGTAAATAAAGATATGATTTTGATGAAAGTTCAATGATGGAATGGTGTTGAAATCTAACCAAACATGGAAGGCATTATCTGAACCAACTGTAAGGCAATGCTTTAATTGTAAACACAATCCGAACGACAAGGTGTTTGTTGATTATTGCCCTAAAAATTGCCGTCTAGGCACTAATACTACACCTTCACATTGGGAGTGGGATAATGTCCACAAGTGATACATGGCGAGCGTTAAAAACACCTACTGAGAGGAACTGTCGGAATTGCTTTTATTTTAGAAGCCGACCAAGCAATCAAGGATATCTGATTACCGCTTGTCATCAAGAACAGGATAAGAAAGGTGACAGATGTGCTGATAAAATTTCAGGCCCGTACAAGCATTGGAAATGGAATGGCGCCTAAATTATCCTTGAACCCATGTTAGCGGGGCTGAACCGGTTACGAAGTTCATAATGTCTTGCTCACATTCTGCTATAAGTTCAGTGCCTTCACCCTTCAATGCATCACCATCAAGAGTGGTACCGCCACCAGGACCAACGACTGTAGAAAATTTACCACGTCCTGTGCCAAGCATTATTTTAGCGGTACCTAATGTATATTTTCTAAGCCAAGGAACAATCATATGATCTTGTAATAAGGTAACATCAGGTTTTTTGTTGTACAACCAAAGCATAACTTCTTCACCATCTGAACGAATTTTGCGTACAAGTGTTAATTTTTTGGATACAGGTTCGAATGTGAAAACAATATGCCCACCAAACATTTTCATTGCCTGTTCTTGATATCCTGTGAATAATTCGTAGTTGGCTAACCCGCCGACCCTACCGTTTTGTAGCATGTAGGTATTGATAAACCCAGCTTCGAACGGTTCAAATTGTGAAGCATTGCTTGAGCCGATCGAACGGCGAAAGATCTGACGGACTTCCATGATATTATCATCGAGAATATATTCTTGTTGATCTGCCACTAATGATAGAAATCCATAACTTTCTTCAGTGGCATTGGATGCTCGTTGTTTGTATACCATTAACGCCTGATCGAGCGCCATATTCAAGTGTGCTGGATCTAATTCTACATCGACAAGGCCATCAGCCAACATAAGCATTACATAATCGAAAACATTTTGACGTTCAGTAGCTAAATCAGCCATATTAATTCCTTCTTTTATTTATTTATGCTATTTTAAGGTCTTACATTGACAACAGGTCACTAATATAGTATAATATATCTAGTGACATGTTTGTTGTAAATATATCGCTATAGGAGAATGAAATGATTATAGGAATATCAGGTTTCAAATCGTCAGGCAAAGGTGCCATCGCAGATATCCTTGTTCAACACGGATTCAAAAAGATCAGTTTCGCAGATAAACTCAAAGATGCGTGTGCCACCATATTCGAATGGGATCGCACCCTTCTTGAGGGTGAAACGAAAGAATCTCGTGAATGGCGGGAAGAAGTTGACGAATGGTGGGCTGGACGCTTGGGGATTGAAGATTTTAGTCCACGGGTAGCCCTACAATGGATGGGAACAGAAGCTGGTCGAAATGTGTTCGGTCAAGAAATCTGGTGTGCAGCCTTAGAAAAGTTCATCCTGGAAAATCCAGGAAATTACGTGGTGCCCGATGTTCGTTTTGATAACGAAGTTCGGTTGATCAACTCAATGCGTGGTAAGACAATCCGTGTCAAACGTGGCCCCGAGCCAGAATGGTATAACATAGCATTAGAATGGAATACAACTGTTAGAGACAATCCAGATACTAAAATGATGATGCCTAGTAGTGTAAGGGAAGTTCATGAATCAGAACGAGCATGGATTGGTGAGAAATTCACAATGGTGATTGAAAACGATGGTACATTAGAAGAATTAGAGCATAAAGTTTTGGTAGACCTTCTTGATATCAAAAATCAGGTAGAAGATCCCCAGTCGTCCAACCCTGCGGATTCAGAGAAAGATCAATCTGACAATTAGCACACACTGACTTCAAATTATTGATATTGATATTATTCATATCATGGTCGACATGATATACGAACATCTGTTTCTGATGTTTTGATTTAAACCCACATTTTTCGCATGTGGGTTTTTTTCTGTATCCGGCCCTCTCCCATTTCGGCCCGATCTTTGCCTTAATCTTTTCTTCTTTAATACAACTCCCACATTTTTTCCGATAGAACGTGCGGCCATCTCGCTTATAATTGATGGCGGCATTCTTGTGATGGCATTTAATGCATAGCGGTCTCATGTAGATATTTAGCTTCAGAGCCTTTAAAGGTCTACTTGATTTTATATGAGCGCTGTTTCAAGCTTGATGGATAAATACCATTAATAGAAATCAATCAAATATTTCTACATTTATGAGAGAGGATAATTTATAATGGCACTTACGTCCACCGGAGTAGAAGTTAGTATCACAGACGAAAGCTTCTACGCACCTGGCCAAACAGCATCAGTACCACTAGTGGTACTAGCAACGGCGCAAGATAAGACATCAGGCGCTGGCACAGGAATTGCAAGTGGAACAACCGCCGCGACAGCAGGCGATGTTCACCTTCTAACATCACAGCGAGACTTAACGGCAACTTTTGGTAATCCAACATTTTATCAAAGTTCAAACGGCTCAGCATTACATGGATACGAAATCAACGAATACGGCCTTATGGCAGCATACAGTGTTCTTGGTGTATCGAATCGTTGCTATGCGATTAGAGCAGATATTGACTTGAGCGAGCTAACTGGCGCTGCATCACGTCCAACTGGGTCTCCATCAAACAACACGTACTGGTTAGATACTAGCTCAACAACTTTGTGGGGCATTTTTGAATGGAACAACACAACTGGTACCTTCAGTAACGTGATTCCGACAATCTTTACATCGCTCCCAACATCGCAGGATGGCGCAGTTGGTGATTACGGCGTAAACGTTGGTTCAACATCTAACCCAGTGTATTACAAAGGTTCAGATAATGCTTGGGTACTTGTTGGCTCAACAGCATGGCAAACAATCGTTCCAACTATCCAAGGTTCAATCACCACTCCAACAACGACCGCTCTTGATACAGTAGACATTAACACTGTTACGGTTGCGTTTACGACTGGTACTGATCTTGCTTCGGCTGTTACTGATATTAATACAGCAACGATCCCTGGTGTTACTGCCGCCGCTGTCAACGATAAGCTAGAAATTTATGCTACATCGGCAGCAACGTCAGATGGTGCTACTGTTGATGGCGCAATCAATATTGCTAACAACGTAGGCACACCATTATCTACGCTGGGCATCACTGCTGGTACATATTTCTCACCATCATTAGCGCAAGCNGCTCATACAAGTGTTCCAGAATGGAAATCAACAGACACNGCACCACGTCCAACTGGTTCAGTATGGATTAAATCAACAACGCCAAACCTTGGNGCTAATTTGCTTGTAAACAACTTTAGCACATTAACTGATTCATGGTCATCAGTTACTGCTCCNTTATATGNTAATGGGTATTCAGCAAACTCAGCTCTTGATATTTTAGGCGGTGGCCAAAACATTGCCGCTGGTACACTTTATACGCAGTACGATGTTTCGGAAGATTCAACAGCGTCATACAAGGTATTTGAACGATATGCTACTGGTGTGTTGACGGTTACAGGTACTTTAACAGCGGCCACTATTACGGCAAATGACACGTTCACATTGTCAGAATCTGCTCCGAACTCAACGACGATGTCAACGCCTATAACAGTTACAACTACTGGAACTGATCTAGCGAGTGTAGCTTCAGACATTAACGGTGCTGGGCTAACTTATGTATCTGCTGAAATTACTGGTACTGGTGCTTTGAGCATCAAACACTCAAAAGGCGGCGTAATTATTGCCAAAGACACTACGAATACACCACTTGCTGATGCTGGTATTACAACTTCGATCGCATCTGGCCAAGTACGTGATGGTAATAATGCTGACTTAGTATTAAGCAACTGGGTCGGACTAACATACACGGCTTCAGCAACATCGCCAAGCTCAAACCCAGTTGATACAACACATTGGTATGATACCAATACAACGGTTGATATCATGGTACATAACGGTACAATTTGGTCAGGTTACCAAAACGTATCGAATGATGCTCGCGGTTATGATCTAACTGCTACTGATGCGAATGGGGTTATTGTTTCAGCTTCTGAACCAACAACACAGATTGATGGTACAGCTCTTGTAGTTGGTGATATTTGGTTAGATACTTCAGATTGGGAAAACTATCCAGCACTTTCCCGATACGAATCAGTTTCAGGTGAAAACAAGTTTGTAGCTATTGATAAGACAGATCAAACGACTGAAAATGGTATTGTTTTTGCGGATGCTCGTTATATGGGCGACACTACTACTAATGTAGTTACTGGCACATTACCTACACCGGCTGCTCTGTTAACATCGGACGTTGTTGATATTGACGTTGTTGATCCCACGTTATACCCACGTGGTACTTTATTGTTCAACACACGCCGCTCAGGTGGTACTGTTAAACAATTCCGCGCTAATTACTTTAGTAGAACTAACTTCAGTGACACATCTTTGTATCCGACTCTACCAACAGAGAAAGATGCATGGGTTACAGTTTCTGGAAATCGTTCAAACGGTGTACCGTACATGATGAGAAAAGCTCAACGCCAAGTGATTGTAACATCATTACAATCGGCTATTGATANCAATACTGCTATTCGTGAAGAACAACGTAACTTNACGTTGATCGCGGCACCTGGATACCCAGAGTTAGTTGATAACATGGTTACATTGAACAATGATCGTTCTAATACTGCTTTTGTCATTGGCGATGCTCCAATGCGATTAGCAAGTGATTCAACATCAATACAGAATTGGGCAACAAACGCTAATGCGGCTTCTGCGATGGGTGAAGATGGTTTGACTGTCAATGATACGTATACTGGTATCTTTTATCCATCTGGCTCAACAAATGACTTAAGTGGCAACACGATCGTTGTTCCACCGAGTCATATGATGTTAAGAACATTTATTCGTTCAGATGATAAATCATATCCGTGGTTGGCACCAGCTGGTACACAACGCGGTAACATCGACAATGCTGACGCATTAGGGTATGTTGATTCAACCGGAGCGTTTATTAGCTTCAACGTTGGTAAAGGTACTCGTGACACATTNTACGCAAATGNCATCAACCCATTAACATTTATTAATGGAACTGGTTTGGTTAACGATGGTAATAAATCGCGTCATGGCGCANCNTCNGCGTTAAACAGAATTAACGTTGTTAGATTGTTAACATACATGCGTGCACAACTTGATGAACTTTCAAGACCATTTGTATTTGAACCAAACGATAAGCTTACACGTGATGAACTAAAACAACAGGTTGAAAAACTATGTAATGATTTGGTTGCTAAACGTGGCATTTATGATTTCTTGATTGTGTGTGATACAACAAACAACACACCGGATAGAATTGATGCGAATGAGCTTTATGTAGACGTTGCCATTGAACCGGTTAAAGCGGCTGAATTTATCTACATTCCTGTAAGAATAAAAAACACAGGTGAAATTGCTTCTGGCAATGTTTCATCAGCTAATGGTTAAAATTATAGGGAGGGGTTAATTCCCCTCCCTTTCCCATACAAATTTAAGATTACCGCAATCCCATATTCGATTCCATCCTTGTGACCGCCTATTTTCAACTTCTGTAAGTGATTGATCATCCGTTTTATTCTTTCGAAGAGCATACCGATGATATCTAGTGAAATCATTTGGCTTCCAATACCAATAATTAACAGGAGTATACGAATCGAGTTTGAATCCTAAATTGTGATATACTTTTCCATTAGACCATCGACGATCAGCATACGAAATTACCTTATTAGTTTGAACTTGATTTAAAAAATGCGTAAATAATCTACTT